TCAAGAGTTTTTCTGAAAAAAGTTTAAAAAAGCCATAAAAAAGACCCAGTATTTCTACTGGGCCTTAAAACTTAAAAAATAGTTTTTATTATGCGAATGTAACTACTACTGCTACGTCTGCTACTGCTGGTGTTGCGTCACCTTGTACTGCAACGAAGTTACCTGAAATGCCTACTACAACGTGTGTGATTTGTAGAGCTTTTACTGCTGCTTCTACAGTTGTTGCGCCTGTGTCTACTTCTAGGATGTGTGTTACGTTACCAATACCTTGGCCCGCTAGATCCCAGTTGTCATTTACTTTTTCTACCATTTTTAATTCTCCTAAAAATTTGTCTTGAGATATTCTATCTCTATAATATTATTTATCTTTTTTGTTATTTTTTCTTGATATTGAAGACCTTGTCAACCATGTCATATGCAAAGATTATAACGATAGTTACCCAGCCAATTGGGCCTGCTAGTAATAGGCAAAACATAATCTGCCAGATATTTGCGTCCTTGCCTACAGTGTACTTGCACACTTTCAAAACAGCAAAAAACCACAACAGTGATAGCACAATACTGGCCAGCCAAACAAAAAATAGTTCCATAAATCGTCTCCTCGTCTATAGTATTATTTAACAAAAAAAGGATGTGGATTTACATCCCCATCCATTCTGCGCAAGCATCCCATTTTACGTTAGTAAACAGTTGCTTTTCTACGTGCTGCATTAGAACATCACGAACATTGTGCCTAAAATATACAAGATGACTAGAAACATAGACCAGGAAAATAAAAAACTGTTGGTATTCTTATGTTTCATATCCAAGAGAAACAAAATAACTGTTGATACCCAATTATGTTTCCTCGTCATACTGAAGAAGTTCTTCTTCCCACTCGCCAGTCTGATTGTTCCAAGTACGGCGGGTCTTGATCATGCGGGCAGCAATCATTTGCTTAATGGTCACATCAATGACTGCTTCAACAACCCCTTTGCGAATACTAGCACCTTTCATGTACCCCATGCAAAACATGGCAACCCCTAGCGCAACACCGACCCAGCCATTACCTTGCAAAAAGGACAGATCCATTAGCCCACTACCTCATCAATAACACGAACCAGATCTTCAGCAAACACGCCTTCAAGACGCTGGTCATACTTAACTTCTGCTTTACGGATACGGAAGAAGTCAACGTTGTACAGGTCTTGTCCAGCATCATACTTGACATAAACATGGCCTTTCCAACGGGTCATACCGGACGTCTTAAACTTGAGACCGTCACCCATGTTAACCATGTCCTTGGTTCCCCAAGCACCAAACGCAAAACGGTCCAGCGCACGAATCTGGTCTCGGATAATAGTAGCAGTGTTCATAGCATATCTCCGTTGCTTACATATACAGTTTAGAGCAAGACATCTTACCTGTCAACCATTATTTCAGCAATACACTTCGTAATACACAAGACCGCCACCTAGCAGATCTTCGGCTTTATACATTTTAAACTGCCGTTCTGTCAGATTAAGAACAGGGCCGTTATCTGTGTAATCGTTGTCATTTTCAAATTCTTGAAACAGTTCAGTAGATCCTGTTTCGGTATCATAGCGAAATACTTTTACAGTCATAGCATATCTCCGTTGCTTACAATACTAATATAAGCAATGTGTCTTGGTTTGTCAAGAGTTATTTTGAAATTTTTTACTTAGGATACGTATTTTTACTGTATTTTTTTATAACATCTATGCTCATGACATAGGTCACCCAGTTTTCCGCAGCACTTTCTACATATGACAGGTTGTTATCAGGGTAACTTAGACTACCAACGTAACGTTTATTTTCAAAGAAGTCTATAGTAAAGATTGACAGTTGTTCACTAACTGTTACTGCACGGTCAGAGTCGTGTTTCAATCTGTATGTTTCACCAGATTTACGATCAAAGATAATGGCCTCACGCTGTTCATCATCACTGAAATATTGTGATATGACTTCACGCTTATGCATCTGGCACACTGTAGGGATCAATATGTGATATTAGCTGTCGCATATTAAACTCTAGATCAGCCAGTGATCCATTGTTATCAATAGTGAAATCAGCCATCCACTGTTCCAGGCTCATGCTGTTCTTGTTTTCTGGGGGCAAATGATCACTGCGATCAACCCAGATAGCACAGTCAAACACGCCACTGTTTTTCATAGCGTGAAATTCTTTCTTGTTACGCAAGCCGCAATAGATGTCGTGAGCCTTAAAAATCTCACGCCCTAGACGTGACGGGTCAGGTACATTATAATCGCAGATAGCATCATACCATTCTGCTCTGTGATTATGCCTGTCAGCGTAACACTGTTCTTCATCAGCGTATCCATATTTGTCCCTTAAATCGTTAAAGATAAACAGTTTCGAGCAGAAGCGACTGCTACTCTCAAAACTATATCCATAGTTATCAGCAAGCATCTCACATACAGTATCCTTGCCGTGTCGCCCGTGACCAATCACCAGCAACTTTAGTTTCATTTTAGTCATTAATTACTCAACCGTTCCATCATGCGCTGTTCTTCAGCTACTTCGCTCTCACGACGCATTTTAGCGAAAGCATAGCATCCGTAGAACGCAGATCCAATCACAATCGCTGCAAACACAACAGTAACCCCGTGTTCAGAGTTTACACGCTCTGCAACTTCCATGACAATGGCCACGGAAGCAATGTATGCAGAAAGTTTAGCAACGTTAACAAACGTGTACCATGCAGTATTGTGAGTTAGTTTAAGAATAGTGTTTCGCATATCAACCTCATTCAAATTCGCATACTACTTCCTCGTAGTATAGGCAGTCATCAACATATTCTGGATCGTAGTTGTCCAGATTGTAAATACTTTCAAGATATTGTTGGTGAGCATGGAAGTCACGTTCTGCTTCCAAATGATCCTGAAGATCACGCTCCATAGTGCTACACGCTGACAGCATAGCAACAGCGACGATTACAACATACTTCATTTTATTTCCTTTGGAAAAAAGTTTCATACACAGCGGTCACTGCCACCAGTACTACAAAAAACACCGCGCATCCAACAACTGCACCCATGTTAGTTCTCCTTATATGTAGGAGGGACCGGTCCACTGGATCCGGTACCCGTCAAAAACGTTGCCACGAGCGTGGTTAGTAGCAGGGCTAGCCCAGCTAGCAGCCTTAAGGATATCACCACGCTTAAACTTGCCGCCGTCCTCCTTAACAACAAAGCCCCAAACGCTGGTGTCTTTGATAATCTTAATGTATTTGCGACCTTCTTCAACACGCATACTAGCGTTAAAATCAGCAATCATACGCTTGTTAATATCGTTAAGTTCGCTAGCGGTACCATCAATGATGACAGACCGCTTGCCGCGAGCAATAGCACTCCGCTCCGTACAATCCAAGTAGTCAGTTTTGATAGCTTCAATGAGCGTTTCAATTGCAGTGGTCATATCAGTAATTTGCATCTTTAGCGTCCTCTATGTTTCGCTGTCTACAATACTAATATAAGCAATGTGTCTTGGTTTGTCAAGTGTTTTCTTCAGATTTTTTTCTATCTGCTAACATTTTTTTCCAGTCACGACATATGAACTGTTGTCTATAGTTGTTGACTAGGTGTTCCCAGTTGTCAATTGGCGGCTGGTCTATGTATCCTATTAACCGGTTGTACTCGTGTTGGTCACATTGTAGTAGCGCATCTATATCTACACCAAGGCATGTTTTGTAATTAGTAATTTCACGTATTCTGCTGTTAGAATCACGTATATCGTGCGCAGATTCTGCCATCATATCCATTATTACATTTTCGTCTATTACTTTGCCGTTGCTGCGCTCTTGGTACATTTCTTCCCACATAAAAAGCAAGCGGTTAGCAAAAAATGGTAAAAGTTTTGCATCACGTTTGATGTAAGGATATAAGAACCCACTGGCATGTGAAGTTACTTCATTCAATACGTCTGATTCACGTTCCCATCTTTCCCATGATAGATCATGATCAGGCAATACTTTTATACAGTTGTGTGTTGCATTGTGGTTATTACTTTCAGGTTCTGACCAATTCTTTATGTAATCATCGAACGTCATTGGTTCATCTTGTGACCCATCTTCTGTGTCTTTAGTGAAACACCAAGTAGCACCATCACATCCAAGATCTGTTATTACTCCGTGTGTCTTTAACTGTTGATACCTGTATTTTGGAAAATCGTTGTGTTGATTCACAAACCACGTTAACCACGTTCCTGCTAACCCTGCACTATATAAACAATAATAATGTTTCATGTGTTACTTATCCAAAACTAAAAAGATCGTTGAAAGTGTTCTTTGCAATACTAGAGCTCAAATCCCACTCTAGCACACCAATAAGGTTGCCAATCTTGCTGGTAATAATTGCATCTTCCATTGCTTCATCATCAAAAGGCAGTTCTTTAAACCAGTCTGGGATACGCTTTTCGTCTGTTGGATATCCAATGCTCGTAATGTTCATTGGATTCTTTTTCAGCTTACAAACAATAGTTTTCATACCATCTGTAATGTCAATACTGTAAGCATCGCTGTTCATCTTCTTTAAGCGATTCCAGTTGATAGCTGCTAGTGCGTGTCCAACACCACACTTGCCAGTCTTCTCAAAGTTCTTTGTATGATTCGTTAGGTTGTTAACACGCTTTGGCGTGCCTTTCTCCCAACTTGGTTTTGCACGAAACTCCTTGCGGAATTCAACAATACGATCAATAACCTCGGACTCACCACTGCCTGTCAATACCATTAGTAGTATTTCGCTTAAGAAGTCCTGCATATACCCTGGGGTATCACTACGCTTGAGGTCAAGTCCCATAGCTTTAATCTTACCAGGCTTACCGTTAACATCTTCACGCTTACCTTCCAAATCGTATACCAGCAGTGCATAACGTTTTTTAGTAATAAAGATACCAGAAGAAGCAACCACCTCTCGTCCTGCTGCAATAATTTCACCCAGTTCCATTGTTGTATGGAACGCACGATTCATGAAGTTAGGGAAACTGGTGTTGACTTCCTCACTGACTGCATCGTAATACTGAATAACAGTTTCTTTGTCCCACTTGATCTCACCGGCATCAATTTGCCCCTTTAGTATAGGATATGCACTAAAGTATGTTGAGTCAGTATCGCCGTAAACAATAGCTTTGCCACGATGATCATACTCGCCAGCAATAACACGATTAAGTTCTGCTGCCATGTGACGTGCAATACACCGTCCTGTTAGTGTTGTACTTTGTCCTAGACGAGGATCGTTAAAACGACTGCCAGGATTCAGCAACGCACCATACAAACTGTTCAAGTTAATCTTTTTAACTAGCTGTCGTTTGTCCCAGAATGCAAACTGCTCATCGTCTACGCCTTTGAAACTTTTTGCTTTCTTTTGTAGGTCTTTACGTTCAGCATACCAGCGTTCCAGTAGTCCAGGAATAATACCTTTTTTCTCATAGGTAAAGATAGTACCATTGGCACTGATAATCCAGGGCTGTCCGCTGTTAAAGATTAGTTCATAAATCTCAGCACCTGTTAGCTCGTAACTTTCGCCATTCTCAAAGTCAAGATGCAATCTCTCTACCTTGTCACGGTTCATGACGAGTTCATATTCTTCTGTCGCAAAACGGCCTTCCCAGTAACGTGCTACTGGGCTTTCCTTGTGTTTATTGAAACTCTCGTCAATGCCTGGCGCAGTAAAGATATGCCGCACCTGACCTACGATGGTTTCTGTACTCATATTACACGCCCGCAAGATACTGGGGTACAGACTGTTTAAGTCAACACTGCCCAAGTCACGATGCTTACCTTTCATAGGATCAGCAACATAAGCGCCAGCTGCCTGCACGTTGCGTGTATAGTTTTTCTGAAAGTTATTTTCGCTACGATCTTTATCTGGTACAATAAGCCCACGCTGATGTGCTTCGTTAACAATAGCTTGGTCAGTTTGTGCAACAGCGCCCATAGTTGTTTGTAGTAGCACTGTGTTGGAATGTGCTAGCACGTTTGCAAGGTCAATAAACTGTAGCTTCTTGTCCAGCTTTACAAGCAGATCAACGTCCTGTCTATTATAAGCAATAAACTTTTCATAGTCATTGTTGTATAGCTGATCAAGTGTACCTTCGTATTCAATTTTACGTTCATCAAGTTCATATTCACCAATGGCATCCAAACTATAGCTGTGCATTTCGTGATATGTATACTTGCGATACAGTTCCAAATAGTCCAAATGTACACGGCCCATGAGTTCATATGTGCCGCTTTCTTTACCAAACTTGGTAACTGTTTTTGGCTTTGGAAACTTATCCCACAGGCATAGCTGCCGTGTGTGACTTTTACTTAGTACACGCTGAATACGGTTAACAATGTATGGAATATCAAAGCCTTCACTGTTCCAACCGCTGAGTACGTCAGCATCGTCAATTAATGAAATAAACGATTCAAGTAGTTCGGCCTCAGTATCAAACAGAATTGTGTCGTCAAACTTATCAACAATAGCCTGTGCTGCTTCTTTGGTGAGTGTTTTGGGCTTGATAGTTAAACATACTGTGCGCTTTAGCCAGCTTAGATGTACTGCAATAGCAGTAACGGCATTGAAAGGATCTTCTGGATTGGCGAAACCCAAATCCTTGTTAAAGTCAACCTCAATGTCGAAAAATGCTAGTTGTAGTTCTGGGGCTTCCACATCCATATAGTTGTCAGCCAAACAGCGGAACACTGGATTGATATCACTCTCAAATAACTTTTTGTGTCCGTGGATTTTCTTTTCAGCTTGAAACTTCTTGCCAGTATTGCATACTACACGCTCTAGCTTGTCACCAAAAATGCTGGTAAACTTACCGCGTGGATCAGGGTAATAAAACGTGTAACGTGCAGGATATTCGCGATATTCGCGCCTGCCGTTTACACGTTCTACGATGTGAATTTTGTCAGCTTCCCTATCAAGAAAGCCGTCTACGTAACTCATAAATTTTCCTTATTTTTTATAATATAACACGTCACTACAGATATGTCTATTATAATATGTTATCGTCATCTGGAAGTTGGTATTTGGGTTCAATTTGTGATTCGGGATCCGTCACACGTTTGAAGTCTTTTAAAACATTTATCCAGAAATCAGGGCTGCGTGACCAAATTCCTAAAAATCCATTAGCATTTGGGTTTTCAAATTGTACATATTCTCTACAATCATACACTAGCCATTCTCCCTGGACTGCTTTTCTCATCTGATTTATTCTGATGCCATCGTATCCTTTACGGGCTATACGTTCTTGAAGAAGAACTCCCCCTGGTAGTAGTAGTGGACTCCAAGACTCTTTAAATTTGTGGTGTGCTATTCCGTCTTGTTTACCATCATTGATGAAAAAAATTTGTTTTCCATAAATTTCTAGATATTGATTAGCAACGTCCATTTCATAAGCATTTTTATTATAATAAAGGTCAATATTGCAAATCTCTTTCATAGGTAATCTGTGCAAATTATATACCCCGTTCATAGCATTTGTAAATTGCTTTGTATAACTGTCGTTTTCATCGCATAGCTGTATGCTTGGACTTGCAATATCAATACCAACAATTTTTTTACCTGGAAATGTTCTTGCCCACGCTAGTTGGCATGATGCATTGCCTATACCTATTTCAGTAATAACATCAATCTTATCACCTAACTCGTTAAAGATAACATCATAGATCTGGCCCCATCCTCTTTGAATTTTAGGATGCTTGCAGCCAAATTTTTCTTGGTGATAGTTGTCTATTGAAAAAATAGGATTTAATATCATTTAATGATTACGGCCCACTGACGCAAGGATACTTTCAAGCTCTTCGAATTCTTCACGATTCTTGTCGAATTCTGCTTTATGTGCAATAGCGATAGCTTTATTAAGAACTTTTGGACTAATGCCAAGCTCTTCTGCGATAGACTTGACAGTATCGCGCAGTCCTTCGTTTAGTGTTTTAACTTCTTCTTTAACTTGGATACCTTCAGTAACCAGTCGTTTTAGCTTATTAATATCAGAATCTGAAAATTGTGTCATATATGATCTCCGG